AACTATAAGAGATAGCATGAGACGGACCAGAAACGGCCATCTTCTTACTAACCTCTCGGTTAACTCTCTTATACAAGAATAAGAGAGTAGTCTGTATGGTAACAAGTTACCAGATGGGATTGGGTCCCATCCACTAGGGTTCCCCATTAGGAATGGAGCCCCTATTAGTGTACAGAATAACACCTAGTACCTAGCAATTAATTTTACCATCTGGTTTTCGTATAGGGATGGACGGTACCTCTGATTTTTCTGAAATATTTTTCTGAATATCCCTCTGTATAGGGATTTAACTCTTTCGGGCCACGATAGCCCGATTCTCTAATCTGACTCTAATTGCCTGTCTTATTCGGCAATCAATCCGGCAATCGTTGCCGGATACTCTGATCCGGCCATGAATCCCCCTCCAATCCGGCCATTTCTCTCTACTCTCAGCTGTCAACTACTTTCTGTCTCAATCCCCCTATATCTTGAGGTTCTATACGTTATACTATATAGTAGTGCTCATAGGAGCTATCAATGTCTGCAAAAGTAATCCGTACTGAAACAACAAGACCCAGACCGGCGCCATACCATCCTCTTCATAACCTCTTGGATACCTTAAGAGACTTACAACTAAGAATGAAAAACACAGGTGGAAAAGAAAGAGGAATGAATGTACTAGAAGCATATGACACATTCATTCGGTCCAACGAGACAGGAAGAGCATGTATATACGCAGTACGTTGCAAATCCCTATTCAAGAGACAAGACTATAAAGATATTCGAGATATAATACTTAAGCTAGCAGACATCATCGAAGAAGTAGAAGACCCAGATGCAGAACTACTTCGTGAACTAGGAGTATAACGTGGCAGAGAAACCACCCATCAGCACAACGGCACTTACAGAGAAACCCAAAGCAGAAGCAATGATTTCGCTATCTGGGTTAAAAACGCTTGTAAGCGGAAAGACAAAGCAGACAAACTACTTTGACTTCTTGGATATCGACCTGGACGACTATTCACACATCACGTACACACAGAGCCAGGCACTCCAGATAAAGAGGCAGTTTCAGAAGCTCACCACAGGGGCCACTGCGGCCATCCCTTTGTTCTGTGGAGGCGCCAACGTCTGCCCCTTCGCCAGAAACTGCCCCTTTGTTAAGGCCGATGTGGAGGCAAAGAAGAACCTTCCCGAGGGTGTTAAACTTAAGTCCGTTGTACCCGTGGGCTTGCACTGTCTGGTTGAAACAGCATTGCTTACAACGTGGACAAAGATATACCTTGCAGAGTTCGAAGTTGAACCAAATAACTTTTCTGAGTTTCAGCATGTACAACAGTTGGCAGAGACAGAACTTCTTCTGTGGAGAGTCAATAACAATATGGCCAAACTTGAACATGCAGAACTCTTCCAAGACTCCATCGTTGGTGTCGATACACAAGGTAACCCTTTGACAAAGAGGGAGATTAATACGATGTTTGAGTTACACGAAAGATTGATCAATAGGAAGAGTAAGCTAATCAAGGCAATGGTCGGAGATAGAGAAGGAAAATATAAGCGGGCCGCTGCGCTTAAGACGAACAGTAGCATTGATGCATCAGCCTCAGCAGCAGAGCTAAAGACTAAACTTAGTAAGATGATTAAGGAAGGGGAGCAGTTAGAGAAGAAGTTGAAGCTGGCAGAGGCAATCGTAGTAGATGGCGAGTATGAATCGGACAAGTGCGATACTGAACCAGATGTACTTACACCCGATGATCTTATCAATCAGGGGTAGTGAATAACTGTGGGTATTTTTCAAAAGATTGGAAATCTTTCTGCTGCCGCCAAGGATGTTCTAAAAGAGGAAGCCCTTGTAAAAGCAGGAATAGAATCTGTTTTCGAAATGGGTCCAGCCTTAGATAGAATTGGCGATTCTATACTAGGAAGTTACGCTGGTCTCTCTTCTACTCCTGTGTTCTTTTCAGGCCAGGTGGCTAGAGCGATTGGAAGCAGTATCGCTGGCTTTAGGCCAGGATTTCTCAAGGAAGCCATGCTTCAAGGCAAGGAATCTGCACAGCTATTCAAAGAAGCAATGAAAAGCAATTCTCCTTATGTGGCAATGCTTAGACCTTCCGAAATGCGAAGAGCTGCGGCTGCCTATCCTCTCCAAAACTACGCTAATGTTAGAGAATCGTTTGTTGCACACGAAGGGTTCCATAATGTAATCGGAAATCTAGGTCTTAGAGAAGACATCAGAGGACTGAAGGCTATTGTTCCAGAAAAGGTTGCACAAGGACTTGCCAATGTTGGATATGCGCAAGAATGGATGGCCGAAGAGTATTTCGCTTACGGAGTAGGTTTTAGCAAATTCAGTTCCGCTTTTAAAGCTTCTCCAGCTGGCAAGATGTATGAACCAGTTTTTAAACTTATCTCTGGCGCAGACGATGCCTATAACACTATTGAGGGTTTAGGGCATGGAGGAATGGCCGAACAGTATCGGCGTATCTTCACCAAATTTGGCTCCGGTTTTGTCGAAGGGTTGAAGTCGTTTGGCAGAAAGGTTGCTCGTGTTTTTAACGAGGCCGATGTTGCCCTTAGAAAGGCCACAAGGGGCGAAGAGCATCACTTTTACGGTCATCGAGGCTTTGGGTACAGATATGGCGCTGTTTCAAAATACGAAGAAAGAAAGATGGCTCAACAAATAACTGAAGAAATTAGAGATCCAAGAGTCATCCAAGGGCTAGAAGCGGCAGGACCATATAGAGGCGCAGCACATGTTCCACAAGGAGTATTCGTTCCTCACGGAGAAAGATATGGTGTACTCCGCGAGACAGGTGCAGATCCAACGTTCGAGGCTTTTGAGAGCGAGTTTTGGCAAAGAAGGCTTGGCGGCCGAGAAAGGTTTTACGAGAGCAAAATAGAACAAGTAGAAGATCAATATGGAAGATTTGTTCATAGTTCTGAAAGAGTAGAGCGTGCAGCTGAATACAGATACAGAGATAGGCCACAAGAGACCCTTGCCGTGCGCCTTACTCCAGAAGAACAAACTAGAGAAGCTGCAGAAATAGCAGAGAGACAACGGGCTTTGGCAACTGGCATTTCAAGAGAGAACCATGCGGTTAATCCTCAAGAAGGATTACAGCATGGAGGAATGGCAGAAGAAGAAAGAAGACGAAGCGGCCCTTTCCGTTCTCCCGTTGATCGTTATCGTATGTTCTCAGACATGGCAGACAAACAGTTTTCTGATTCTTTCGGTGACCAATACAATACTGTAGAAGGTATGGGCCACAAGGGAATCGCCCATAAACTTCGTAGACGCAATACTCCATTTGGAAGTCGCTTTGATGTTCTTCGTGCAGCAGCTGATGCAGCAGGAATGGAATACAAGTCATTTCTAGGAAGCGGAAGAGTCCAAAAGGCAATGGAGATGGCTTGGCCAGTTCAAAAGCTTGGAAAAGGCGCTTACGGCGAAGCTCGCCTCATGGAAACAGTACTTGGTGGAAAGGAGTTTCAGTTTGTAGAAAAAAGAGCTGTTGGAGCAGGCACAAGCTCTGCAGATGTGAGTATGAAAAAGCTAAGAGAAAGACTTGGTAATGTTTCAGATTTTGAACGAGAAGGTCAGATTCAATCAATGTTACAAGACACAGAAACTGTTGCGTCTGTATATGGATCTGGTGAAGGTTATCTAAGAATGGAATACATGCCTGGAGAGACCTTTAGGAAGATAAATACAGAGGGAATCGAGGCGCTGGCAAAAGGAACAAAAGATCAGCTAAGAAGAACCATGAGTAAAATGGAAGAACTTGGAATCAACAATACAGACATACATCGCGAGCAGTTTCTGTACGACAAGGAGTCTGGCCGACTCTCTTGGCTTGATTTTGGTTTAGCTACACATACTAAGGAAAATGCTGGACTAGTACACCAAGAGATGAGAACTGGGCTTGAAGAGACACTAAGTGGAAGAAAGAATTTCATCGACATGATGAAAGACATAACAGAGAAACAAGCTATTGCCTTGGGCAAGAAAGCGAAAGCAGCTATTGATCCATTCAATCAACCAAAACCTGACTGGCTAGTTCAAGGAGATGCTGCACGAGAAGTTGCTAATGTAAATATGTCCACTGCTGTTGGTTCTGGTCCATCGTCAAATCGCGCCTTAAATCCATTGCGTGGCGACAATAGGGCTGTCAACCCCATAGAGGGATTAAGCGAGAAAGGAATGGCCCAGGCCCGCCGTAAAGCTACAACACAGCATGGTTCCAAGTGGGATGTGATGAGAAGACTGGCCGGCGAAGCCAAGTTGGGATATGAAGAGTTTTTAGGAAGTGACATGGTTAGGAAAGCTTTTAAAAATGCAGAGATAGGAAAGCAGCTTGGAGATCCAGGCCAGTTTGCCACAACATATGAAGGAACTGCAACTATTCTAGGTCAAGAGGTTCCGTTTGCAAGGAAAGTACTTCATACAGACAGCAGAGCCATAGAGAGGTGGGAAGGTCTCGTTAGATCAAAAAAAGGAGATGCTCGTGAACAGATGGTGGAATTTCTTGAGCAGGGGCTAGACCTAAGAAAAGAAGGGGACATTCTTCATAGGCTCAGAGACACAAGTATGGCACCAAGTAGATACTCCTCCTCTCGTGGACATTTAGATATGGAGCTTATGCCTGGAGCAACCTTAGACGAGGTTGTTGGCACTCAAGCGCTTCCAAAAGACACGATGAAGAAGATGAAGAGAATGATGGGCGAGTCCGAGGCCGAAGGTGTTTCAAACTGGGATTGGCACGGCAAAAACATAATGTACGATGTCGAAAGCAAGAGGTTTTCGCAGATCGACTGGGGAGCGGCAAAGGTTGGTAACCTGTCCCCAGCGGAAGCAGAAAGAGTGAATCTTCACTTTGGGCGTTTTGAGAGTTGGATAAAGCCACACTTAGAAATCACAGGTGGGCAAGCTGCCAATGCAGTTAGATCCCAGCCAAGCCTCAGAAGGGAAGATATGACTGAACTTTATGATATGGAAATGGTTGCTGGCCATTCAGTTCCAGACCTTTCTAGAAGGTTACAAGTGGATCAAAGAAAAATATGGAACGCTGGAATTTCTGGCGGAAAGCGTCATAATAAGCCAGCTGGAAAAATCGTTCGATAAGGTGATTGTATGTCTATATTCAGCAAGGTTAGAAAAGGGTTTGTAAATGCATTTGTTTCGCCAAGTGCCAAAGCTGCTGGCGAAATTGGTAGCAACAAGGGTGCTGTAGACTTCTTTCTTGCAGGAGGGCCTTCTGCTATATCTCCACGCATTTCTGGACCTGGAAGTATGGCTGGACTTGTATCTGGAGAAGCAGGTGGTGGTGGAGCAATAAATTACTTCGTCACAGATAGTGTTGCCCCATCCATTCAAAGATCTGTATACGAAAAAGCCTATAATGGCTCTATTCTTTCTGGAACCATAGAGGGTAAACCAGCCTCTGGAATTTGGCCTGGCTTTATAGATTCTGGAATGCCGACGAGGGGTCCCCTTGGTGGTGGAGGAAGATTTGATCTGAGCGATCTCGCTGCTGGTGCGACAGAAGATGCCAGTCGAGGTGTTAGCCAATTAATTCCAAGAACAACAGGCACTGTTGGACCTTCTCGCCCTAATCTTTTTGATGTTTCTGATGTTGCCGCTGACGCGGCGGCAGACACTAGTGCCAAAACAATGCTTGGCAGGCCTCATGGTTCGTCTATAGATGGGAAGTTTGATCTAACTGACTTGAAGGCCGGCGCAGCCGATGACTTCTATGGAAGCCAAATGAGCGCTTCTGTTGATAGAGCTGGAATCCCAAGAGTTTCAAACAAGACGATGAGTCAAGAATTTGACTTGAGTGATTTAGCTGCCGACGCAGCCCAGGATGCAAAAACGGGTTGGTTCCCTAATGGAGCCGGGGGAACAGGGCGATATGGATCTGGCCAGGGACGCAATCGCATATTGCCTGATGGGAATTTGCCTGAGACAATGGGAAATCCAAATTACAAAGGGTGGGTCGACCATGGAAAAGTAAACATACCGGGTCGCAATCCATGGTATGGTCCATTTATGAGTCCTGCAAATGAACGTAAATGGGCGGGCAGAGTAGGTGGCCGAGGTGCCCGTGGTTTGCAGAAAATGACAGATTACGGGAAGTCTTCTGTTGGCGTTGCTGGTGGAGCGGCTAGATTCATGGCCACACCATTGATTGGGGCTGCCGCTGGTGCGGGAATAGCAGCGGGCACTTCCCAGTCAAATAACGACACCGGACTTGCCAAGGATATGTTGGGCGGCGCGCTTCTTGGCGGTCTGGGTGGTCTTGCTGCAAAGGGTGTTTTTGCTGGAGCTAAGGCTAGTGCCAAGAGCAATGTCGTAAGAGATAAAGCAGGCAAAGTGTTGTGGAAAAAAACAGCTGGGAAAATTGCTGATCGAATCAACGGAACAGCAACAGGAGTGGCGTCTGGAACATACAAGGTAGGAAAATTAGGAGCGAAGGTCGCTGGTCTAGGAGCCAAGGCAGCTGGATTTGCATTAAGACATCCAAAGCCTGTTATTGCGGCAGGTCTGGGTGCAGCTGCTGTCTATGCAGCTTCTGATATTAGACAGGATGTTAGTGGTTTTAGCGGTAGTGAAACACTAAGGGGAACCGGCGTATCCTCATCTGGCTTCGCTGCCGGAAGGGGTGGCTCTACGAAACAACAAGCTAGAGAAATGTATGCAAATAGTACAAATGGATTAGTGCAAGGAATGCACAGAGGTCGTCACAATGGCTAATGCTTTTGAAAACTCATCTAGTTTCACAGGTCCACAGCTTCCTAAGTATGGGCCAAAGCGTCAATATTATGGACCAAAGCATCGTTCTGCAAAAGTTCAGTCTGTGATGAATCGTTCACAAACTATTTTTGAGCATTCTGTTGGTCCTTCTCGCCCCAACTTTAAACAATCTGTCCAGTCTCTTTTTCACGATGCGCGCACCCAGGGAAAAGGACTTCTAAGACTTGGTCGAGAAACCGTAACCGGATCGGCCATTAACGCTTACCGTACCTCTTCTGTTCATAAGGCAGGAATGCGTGGTGCAAAAACCATGATGGGTATAGGAACAGGCTGGGGGGTTAACGGTTTCCTAACGAAGGGTTTTGGAGTCTATGCGACATATGAAGGGTACAAGCATGGTGGCATAGGGGGAGCAATAGGTGGCTTAGCCAAGCAAGCAGCGTTCGGTTATGCATTTGACATTGGACTGGCAGCCATAGGTGGCGCAAGGAAAGTCTTAGCAGTTGGTGCCGCTGTAGCGGTTACTGGATTAGCAGCAGCAGCATTTACAGACACCAATCCAATTGAATTTTTAGCAAGACCATGGGTTAAGGATTATATGAAAAAACATGCAGAAGTAGAGATGGGCAGACCTACAGTTGATCATTTTGGAACTTTAGCTACAATGAGACAGCGTAGTTTAGCTGCTATTCAAAATTCAAAAATCAATGGACGAAACGCTCTGGGCAATGAAGCCACTATTATGTATCGTCCATATTTTAGGTAGGTAATCACATGGGAGTAAGAAACGCACTCGCTGAGAAATTCGCAACTGCTTCAATCGGCATGGGGCCGGGTTACTTTAGCAGATATGGAGCAAGAGCACTTGGATTTATGTCTATAGTAACTCGTGGAGGAGAGGAAGCTAGAACTGCGTTCGGCGGTGCTGCAAATATGAGAACTGCCATTGGAGCTGGCGCTGGTGGAACGTACGGAGCTTTTTCCGATGACACAAGTGTGCTCGAGGGGGCTGCATATGGCGCTGGAATTGGGCGATATGGATTCTCTGGCGGCGGGGTTGCTTCTTGGAAAAAGCTTAGGTCCAATGTGGGAATTGGAGGGACAGCACGAGCGCCATCTGGTTATGCGCGATCTGCGGTTGGATTTATGGCCGGTGGGGCGCTAGGGTCTAAAAGACTAATCGGAAGTGACCTAACGAAAGCTTATAACGGATTCATGGGTATTCCAGAAAGAACTAGAGCTTGGCTTGGACGATAAGAAACAATTGGCAAAGGATAAGCTATGGCCATCAATCTAAAAGCGTGTGACCCAACGTGCACTCGTTGTATTGCATCATACATTGCAAAACATAAAGTTAAGAAGGGTGGCAAGTTTGAGACACAGTGTCATGGCATTCCAAACAGCTATGTTCCCGACCATATCCTTACTGCTCTTGGTGGGGACCCAGACATCGCTATAGCCTCTCTTGATGCGGTAACCTGGGCTAAGGTTTATCTAGACTGGCACTGCATAGACCCAGATGGCGAGGTCTGGAAGCGAAAGACAAAAGAAGGAACCCTTCCTCCAAACTCTGCTGCTTACGACGAAAACGATCCTGAATCTGTAGAAAGAGCAAAGAATGGTAAGTCTATTTTCCATCGTCCGTATCAGGCAGCAATGCTCAAATGTTCGAGTAAGTATAAGGTGTTTAGATGTGGGAGACAGATTGGAAAAACGGAAATTTTATGTATATCTGTTCTTCAGGCTATCTGGACAAACGACAGGTTCAAGGCTGTAATTATCGCCCCATATCAATCTCAGATTGACATGATCTTTAGTCGTGTTGGCGACCTTCTTAATACAAACAGTCTGCTTGCTAATTCGGTAGTGAGAAACGTCAAGGCACCTAACTATCAGATAGAGTTACGCAACGGGTCAAAAATATTAGGTTTCACTGCTGGAACCAGGTCTGGACAAGATGCCGGTTCTGCTCGTGGTCAGCCTGCAAACATGCTTCTCTTTGACGAAGCAGATTACCTGTCTCCTAATGACATTAATGCTGCTCTCGCCACAATCGCTAACTTCCCTAATGCTACAGTGTGGATGTCCTCTACTCCAACAGGTAGACGAGAGAAGTTTTTTGATACGTGTATGGGTACCAAGTATAAAGAGTTCTATTTCCCGTCGCATGTTAATCCTAACTGGACTGAAGAACAGGATAATTTCTTTAAGGCAGAACTTACCGAGGCTGGTTATGATCATGAGATCTTAGCTAAATTTGGTGAGCAAGAAGAAGGTGTCTATCAACACCAATTTGTTGAAGCAGCTATGTCTGATTATGAGTATACAGATATGCATCCAATGCCTGGATGGATCTATATGATCGGTGTTGACTGGAATGATATGAAGATTGGTACGCAAATAGCGGTTGTTGGGGCTAGTGCTACTGATAAGAACATGTATCTTGTTGATAAGGCTGTTGTTAGTAGAGAAAAATGGACACAGTTGGCGGCATGCAACAAAATTGCAGAGATGAATAGAAGGTGGAATCCGTCTGCTATCTATGTTGATCAAGGATACGGAACTACGCAAATAGAAGTGTTACAGAAGTTTGGACACGAACAAACCATCATTCACGGACCTCATCATCCAAACTCTAGGCTTAGAGATATTGTAAAAGCTTACAACTTTAGTAGTGCTATTGAAGTGAGAGATCCTTTTACCAAGAAGAAGATAAACAAGCATGCGAAGAGCTTTCTTGTTGAAAACTCAGTTAGGCGCTTCGAGCAAGGAATGTTCAAGTTTCCAGAAACTGATACCCTCTATGCTTCACAGCTTCGTGGTTATATCATTAAGAGCATTAGTGTTTATGGGCTTCCAATCTTTCACGCACAAGATGAGAAAGCTGGCGATCACTTACTTGATGCTGTTAACTTAGCCTTGGTTGCTTTTACTCTTGAGAAGAGTCCCTTTGGTAAGGTAAGCTATAGTACAGATATTACTGTTTCTGGAGGGTTTGGAGAAAAGAAAGAGAAGATAGAAAGAGCAGAAAAGAAGGAAGCGACTAGTTCTAGGATTGATGGTCTTGGCGTTGAACAAGGTGGAAGTTGGCAATCTTCTCGCCAGGAGCGCAACCTTCCTGTGGCAAATACGAATAGTACAGTTGACCCAACTCGAATATGGTCTTATCCTGGATTCTTAAGAGATTTGCCGCCTCCTACAGGCAAGAATATCCAAAGAGTAGCAATAGGTTCTGGAAAACACAGATCTGGCAAACCACGACGTAAAATGTTTTAGGTGATTAAATGTCATTAGGAATTTACTCAAAGCCTCAAATTGATGCTTTATTTACAGCAACTAATCCTTTTAGAGTTACCTTTCATGGAAGAACAGGTGGCTCTCAGGATCGTCTCGTCTACGTAAGAAACGATGATATTCTTAAAGCCTATTCTAGTATTTATGCACAGGTTATAGACACTCTTGGTGATGATCTGGTTACTGGCGTTAACAAAGAATTTGAATGGAAACTAGCTGCTAAGCAAACACCGTTGCCTTCAAAAGAGTGGGATTCGGTTACAGCAGGCAGCCAGGTTCTTGTAGGTAATATAGGCAGTGACACAAAGCCGGATATTAAAACATTTCTTCCGCTGTGGGTTCGTGTTAAAATTCCATCAAGACAATCTGTAAATAATATTACGGATATCGTAATTAGACTTACCGCAACGGAGATTCTTGTATAATGACTGACAAGACAAAGACCCCATTAGTTTTGCCAAACGATGTTGCCAACTCTTTTGATGACGATTATGATATTTTAAGCTTTAGACCAGAGATTCGATTTATCGAACCTGATCAGATGCTTGAAACACCATTTGTTCCTTTCTCTCCAACTGTTGATTCTTTTAGGGATAGAGCAGCAGACGCTAGAGATAACTTAAATGCAGTAGGTCAGCTGTTTGATGCTTTACAAAAAAGGGTAGATACAAGGGGTAAAGATTTTGTAGCTAAAGTTGATCCAATTCAAGATGCTACAGTTGTTGCAGCAATGAAAAGAAGGTTCCCAGAAAGAGATTCATCAGAGGTTACATATGAAGATTACAAACAAGCTCTTGATTGTCTTAGTAAAAGTGCACCTTCTACACCAGTTGTTTCAGCAGATGATATCAGAAAAGCTAAGGCCGATCCGCTCAAGACCGATTTTGGTGGCGCCAACAGCCAAAACGGAGAAAACAGACCAGAGCTTTCCTCTCCACTAAATACTGTAAAGCCTATTGATACAGAATCGTTTCAGAAGTCAGCCGTTCTTGCTCTCTTTGCTCTAATGTTGCCACTTCTTCAACAACAGTCGTCAAGTGCTATTGCCCAACACCTAGCAACAACACCACACGCATAGGAGTTAACAGATGCCACCACTTAACCTTAAGTCTGTTATTCGTCCTAAGTTTGACTACTCAGATGTTGATATCAATACAATCGACCCAGATAAGCTATCTCTTGGAACTAATACTCAAGACTGTGCACTGATCGCTTCTTTCTATGAGAGATCTGCCCACGTTACTCCTTCTGAATCGGCTGTCTTCGCAACACTAACAAGGTCAATTCAAAACAACAAGAAGTTTGCAGTTGAGGCTGCAAAGAGCATGGACTCTTATCTTCAGGCTCCTCAACAAGATGCAAGTAGGGCCCTAAGTCAAGCTCAGAAGTTTGCAACAGTATTGCCAGAAGCTCAAGGGGTGTCTGGACAAACAGAACACTCCATGCAGTCTTTAGACGTAGGAACTCAAAAAGGAGTAAGCCTCAATGCAGAAGATGTTGGGGGTGCTCTCTTAGACTGGGCAAGAGATTGTATTCCATGCAATCTTCGTATTCAGTCATTTCTTGAACTTCATCCAAACGTTGATCTTCTTGGCGCTCTCGAAGCGCATATTAAGAACGCTCTTGGAGTCGTGTCTGATATAACGAGTCTGTTGAACAACTTCGATATCTATGGAAGTATGTGTGACTTACTTGATCTGCTATCTTTTATGTGCATTCCAGACTTACAGAGAATCATTGCAACACTAATGGCTCTCTTCATGCTTCAGGCTCCATCTCTTGATGGTCTTATTGGAATGCTACAAGCAATCATTGCGCCGCTTTTTGCCCCACTTCTTTTAGCTATCACTGCATTACTAGATCAGTTTGGGCTCTTGGTAACCAATCCTTTACAGTGTATTATTGATGCAATCAATGCCCAGTTGGAAAAGCTAAATGTTGAGGTTCCAAAACCACAGGCAAAGGTAACTGCGGGCCTGACCAGCGAAGTAAACAAAGCAGCTGGACAATTAGAAAAGGTTGCGAAGGGATTAGGTAGTGGACTAGAACAGCTATCTTCTCAGATGCAGGAAGCAGTTAAGACCATCCAAGAAAAGCTTAATTTCTATATCGACCAAGTAAAAGCAATGCTTGGAGAGTTGGGTGGTGGAGATGCGGCGTATCTTCAATTAAAACTCAAGGTGTTGCAGATTATCAGAATGATATCATTCGTTACCGCTATTATCGCAGCCATTACACAGGGTCATCTTGCCTGTCAGGCAGACCGTTCTCCCGCTTTGAGTGAAGTGGACAACTTCTTTAACACATATCTTAACCCAAACTCTGCCTTTAATCTTTCAATTGTTGATGGAGAAATACTGGTTACAGAGGGAGGTGCAAAAGTCTTTGACCCCTTGTATGAACCTGAAAATGTGCTTAAATTTGAAGGTAACAGTCTGTTGCCCGAAATTTATCAAGCCGCTGACGATATCGTTCAACCAATAAAGGTTGGAATCCCTTGCAAGCTAGAGCTTAGTGTCGAAGACACGAGTAAGGTTAACCAGTGGATGAGAGAGTTGAGTAAATAACATGGGTTTTTTTCAAAAACTATTTGGCAGAAGAAATGTGAAAGAAGAGTCTTTGGTGATTCGTTCTGTTTCTCCCACTACTCGTCCAATTTCACAAACCCCAACCGTACATCCAAACATTCTTAAATACACACAGCAGTTTGTTGGAGGAAGAAGTGGATTTGTTTCAAGTCCTTATAATCTATCTGACATAGGCAAGGCTGAAGATACAGACAGTTTCGTTCGCCAGTCCTTCGAAAAGAAAGAAGGATTGATGTTCAAAGAAGGGCTTACATACAAGGGAACGAACAAGGCAACACTTAGATACGTTAAAACTAGGTTTGCTCAAATTGCAAAAGCCACAAATATTCCCCATCCTATTCTTATCAAGAGTATCGCGTCTAGCCTTATTCGCACATCGAATGCTTTCGTTATCAAGAAAAGAGACGTGAATGCTTCTGGCGGAAGGATCAGAAAGACGCCTGAAGGCAAAGAGCTTAAACCTATTGCTGGTTACTTCCCAGCTGCTCCTGAGACAATGGAAGCAGAGATAGACAGAAAAAGTGGAAGGGTTAAAAAGTGGAGGCAGAGTCTTCCAAATGGTCTTGAAAAAGAATACAACGTTAGTGATGTTGTGCATTTTGCCATCCACAAGAGAGAAGGCTTCCTTTTCGGCATCCCTTCTCTTGTTCCGGTTCTAGACGATGTTAGAGCCTTGCGTCAGATCGAAGAGAACATAGAGCTTCTGATCTATCAACATATCTTTCCCTTGTTTCATTACAAAGTAGGAACTGAAACTGCTCCTGCTGGATACACAGAAACTGGTGTTAAAGAGGTTGATGCGGTTAGAGACGCTATTCGCCTAATGCCATCCGAGGGCGCACTCGTTACACCAGAGCGCCACGAGATAACTGCTATTGGAGCAGAAGGTAGAGCTTTGCGCGCAGAGTCTTATCTCACTCATTTCAAGAAGAGAGTATTTGCTGGTCTTGGTGTCTCTTCAGTTGACCTTGGTGACGGAGATACAACTAATAGAGCGACGGCCTTTACCCTTTCGAGAGCACTTGTTGATGCTGTTAAGAGTATTCAAGACGACCTAGAGGTTCAATGGGATGCTTTTGTTATTAACGAACTCCTTGAGGAATCAACTTTTGGAATCAACTGTCTTGAAGAAGACAATCTTGTACATCTTCAGTTTTCTGAGATCGATATTCAGAACAAGATGGAACAAGAAAAACACGCAGCTGAGATATTCCAGCTTAATGGACTTACGTATCCTGAGTTCAGAAATAAGCTCGGTTATGAACCTATCATTGTTCCAGAAGATGGAGAAGATCAAGATCCTAAGAAATATGCAGAATGGTTTCATACCTATTGGAAGCTATTCGAAGAACCTCTTAATCTTATCAGGGCAGTGGATGAGCCCTATAGTCCTGCATCTCAGGCGGCCTCTGTTGCTCGTACAGTAGGTGTTACAAAAGGACAACTGCAGCAGGCCCAAAAGACCAGAGAGGCTGAGATGAAGGCAGCAGCAGCTACAAAGGCAGCTACATCTAGGTCTACCAGTAAAGGCAAAACAAAGCCAAAAGATTGGATTAAAGACAACTATCTAACTGAAGCTTTCATTCAGTTGGCAACAGATTCACAAGACCGTGCGCTTCTTGCCTATACAACAAAGGGAGAAATCGACTACGACTATCTTGAAAAGCAAGCTTATGTGTGGGTTAATCATGTAGCTCCTAAGTTTCACCTTGCAGCTATGGCTGAGTTTAGCAGCGGCCTTACAGATGCAACGGGTGGGCTCTATCAAGACTATACTGTGACTGCCGCTGCTCGGACGGTTATAGAAGAAAGAATATCTCATTTGTTAACCAACCTGGTTGATGACACAATTAGCTTATCAAAACGCAGAATTGACCGAGGTATCAAAGATGATACACTTGTCGATGCAGATATTGATATTTCAAGAGAAATTCGCAACGCTTTTGATGCCATTCAGTTTCGTACAAGATTTATGTGGGATACGGAGCTTAGGAAATCTAACAATTATGGATATCTAGAAGGGTCTAAGCTGAAAGGGTTTAAACAGTTTGAACTACACTCACACCCAGAGGGCTGTGAGGCTTGCAAGGCAATTGATGGAACTGTGGTTGATATAGCTGGTATTTCAATGAATCATATTCCCCCATTACATCCGTCAAGTAGGATGTCTTTTGGGCTGGTTCAAAAAGAGGGAGAATAAATGCAATATCCAGTAAAAGATCGCTTTATCCTAAAGCCTATTGAGATCTCTGATGAGGTTAAAGACTACTATAATAAAGTCACTGATTCAGCCGATGTAAAACCACTTATTGTTAAAGTAGCCGCCACTCATGCTGGCAAGGTTACAAAAAACAAAGGTTACTATCTTCCAGCAAAAATGAGAGATGGTGCCAATAGCTTTGTTGACCACTTTTCTAAACCAATCCTAGTTCATCATGATTCTAGAACATGCCCAATCGGCAGGGTCGTTAAAGCCGAGTATGTTGATACGTCTTCTGGCGTAGGTAATATTCAAGACTCTGTTGCAGAGATTGCAGATTTCGATAAGTTCATTAGTGGAAAAATGAGTCTTAAAGACCAAACTCATTTTGTTTCCAAAAATCTCCTTGATGCAAAGATTGTTGACGACCCATCCTATGAAGGACTTGGTTACATTATGTTAACAATTGGCCTTACGGACATTGAGGCTATTAAAAGAGTTCTGGACGGCCGTTACCTTACAGGTTCTGTTGGTGCGAGCACGGATGCATTTGTTTGTTCTGTTTGTAAAACAGACTGGGCAGCAGATGGACAGTGCGACCATACCCCAGGAGAAGTTTACGACGGCGAACTTTGTGTTATGATTGCCGGGAACTTAGCTTATGATGAATGGTCCTTTGTAAACAAACCAGCAGACATTCACTCTCGTGTAATTTCTGTTGGATACCAATTGGCAGAAAATGGGATAACCAACTCTGCTGATTTAGCAGACAATCTGTTTGAAATTAGTTTTGTTGTGGACGCAGCAGATACCCAGGAGGATTCTACTATGACTTTTCAGAAGGCTCACGAACTTCTAAAGACTAAATATCCAGAAGCAACACTTGATATCGATAAGATCAAGTCTCTTGTCGATGAACATAAGGATGTTGAAGGAGATGCATTTGTTACGCTCTGGGATAGCCAGACAACAGATTCAACTTCGGATACGGTTCTTCCAGAAACAGAAACTGTTGTTGTTGATACTGGTGAAACCCTAGAGGACAAACTTGCTTTTGCGCTAGCGCGCATTGAAGCCCTAGAAGGCGCAAGCAAACCGACTCCTGTTGTCGCTGATACTAGCGAAGAAGAGGTTAAGACAGAACCAGATCCAGCGATAAATACTATTGCAGACACAGACCTAGCCCAAGAGCTTGCAACGTTACAGGAAGAGAATGCAACGTTGAAGGACAGAGCGGCTGGTCTTCAGAAAGAGAACGGTTATCTCGTTGCTGATATTAGAAGCCTAGATCTCTCTCTTTCTGACTCTTTGGAAACATTGAGGATTTCCGTACTCGATAGATGCACTGATCTGCACAAGTTTACCGGAAGTGGAACTAGCGTTGAAGATTTTGTTAGCGCAAATAAGGCCCTTTCGTTTGAAGACTTGCAGGCAAAGATAGAAACTCTCAGTACTTCCGTTGACATGACAAAGATTACTGATATGCTGACTTCAGGATTAGCAAGAAACCCAGAGGGAACTGTTGTTGATCCAACTCCAATTGTAGACAACGTAGCAAAAGATAATTCAGAGATTCCAGGGGTTGTCAAAGTAGAATATTTCAAGATCAGAAATTTGCATGGAACAAAAGTAGCAGATGAGTTCTTGGAAGAATGGCAGCAGTCAATTAAAGAATAACCTTAACGGTTAACATGACCATCAGGAGGAAACAATCGTGACTTTTAACGCAACAGGCCAATATGTGGCAAATCACAAACCATGGGATCACTTCGGAAGATCACTTCCAGACGTGCATCACTCAGAGGGCATCAGCCCAGCACTAGAAACACGTCCAGCAGCTTGGTTGCCTGTCTTGTTTCAAGATAAGCACTACGAGAACTGGATTACTGTCATGATGGGTAAGGCTGTTTGCCTTGATCCTCTTGGTTATCTTATGCCAGCACAATATGGTCTAACTTCAGCGTCTGTTGTTTATGTAGCAAATGACGTTGCAGCTGGTGTTATTGACGTTGCAACTGGCCTCGCAGTAACCGCAGCAAAGACAGTTGTACTATCAAATGTTTCTGGAACTCGTGGCGCAGGTTGGACTGCAGCCAACGCAGGAGTTACTGTAACTTCTGGCTTTATGGGTATCCAAGGTTTGTCCTTTGCTGACGCAACTCAGAAGTATCCTATCGGTGTTGCTCCTCAGCCATATCTTCAGTGGACTGGCGGAAACGATGGCTGGGACCCAACTGAGTACATTTTTCACAACTACATGATGCAGCACCAAACCGCTGTTCTTTGTGATTATGTTCTTCGTCTTCCAATAATTCCAGGGCAAGAAGCTTCTGAGACTATTGACCAGACAGTTACCGACTTGAATCCAACTCTAGGAGATGGGGTTGTGGTAACAAGGGCTCGTATCGTTGGCGAAACAACCGGAAGATACGATTCCTCAACTGGCTACATTCCAGTTGGAGTGTCTTTTCCAATTGTTGCTTTTGTTCTAGCTGAACAAAACCTAGCAAAGAACACTGCTCGTACTACTCTTGCTCTTGCGAGTGATAGTACTGCTGACGATGTTTCTGGTATTCTTGTAACAGAGAAAACTTCTCTTTCTAGTGTAACTGCATCAGGCAACTATTTTGTTGATTACGATGTAGGCGTTGTTTTCATCTACAGCGCAGACGGCGCAACTCTTCCAACTGCCCTTTCTGGTGCTAGTGGTACCGTAAGTCTTACTTACTACCGTTATGGTTCTGCTCCGTCCGTTACAAGTCAGTTTGCATCAGTTCTTGCTGGTAGCACTGTTCTTGTTCCTGGTGACTTTGTTAAAGCTGGTGCTGGTTCTAACTACGTTAGATTCGATCCATCTTCTGATAACTTTGCAGAGCTTCTTGGTCAGATTGTTGGCTTTGAGAGTCATCCTCGTGACGCACTCGATAGAGTTCGTACCGCTTGGGATCCAGCGCTTAACACTGATTCTACAGGAACCATGGCTAACGCCACTGCGGGTTCTTCAACTGTAAACCTTGGTCAGCTTGACCAGATGGCAGGTTCGGCTACAGGTGGATATCCATCGTCCATTCATTACGCTGGCGCAGCTGACCGTGTGGCTATTGTCAACTTGATCAGTCGCTAATTCTTAGGAGGATTTTAAAATGGAATTCAAGCTAGAAGACGCAACCCTAGACGAAATGCGTTGGGTATGGAGATCTAACGGTCAGGTTGGTCCAAAGAAAACTGATAGGGTTACTATTAAAGACGCTCTTTCAACAACTCACGCTCCTGTGTTTTTCCCAAGAGTTATTGAGGAAATTGTTAGAGAGGCTGTAGAGCCCTATCTTGTGGCAACATCGTTGCTTACAAAAATCAACTACACCTATGGAACTACCATTACCTTTCCAAGTGTCGGTGCGCTAACTGCTGCTGACATTCCAGAGGGCGGAGAGTATCCAGAAAGAAGCCCTGACATTGGTGGGGGTTCAATGACCGCAACCATTGGAAAGTCTGGTCTTGCAGTCAGAGTTACTGAGGAAATGATTCGTTATTCTCAGTTCGACGTAATCACCATGATGCTTCGTCAGGCAGGCTTTGCTCTTGCTCGTCATAAAGAAGTAAAGTGCTTCAATATGATTCGTAAGCTTGGACAGACTGTTTTTGATAACAGAAACCCAACTCAAAGCCTCTACGGTGTTATGACTGGACGTAATATGCACGGTGCTGCAAATGGTTCTGTAACCATGGACAACATCTTTGATACATACGCACACATCATGGCACAGGGTTACATGGCTAATACCATCTTGATGCATCCTCTTACCTGGGTTATGTGGGTTAAGGATCCTGTCATGAGAGCTTTCGTTCAACAGAACGGTGGCGGCACTTGGTTCGCTGGCTGGCAAGGTTCTCCTGCTGCTCGTGCACCATGGGATAACGCAACTCAGGGTGGCCGTGGTGCCTCTTCTGGTCAGCGTATTGTTCCTGGTGGCGGAACTAGTGGTCTTACTGCAAGTGGACTCCTTGAGTACCCACAGACTTTGACCTCTGGTCCACAGCTTCCAAACTATATGAACATTCCGTTCCGTATCGTGGTTAGCCCATTTGTACCATACGATCCAGTTAATCGCCTTACTGATATCTATATGTTCGATTCAACTAGACTTGGTGTTCTTGTTGTAGACGAGCCTGTTAACGTTCAGGAGTGGAATGATCCTAGTAGAGACATCATGAAGATTAAGCTTCGTGAACGTTATGCTCTACAGATTCTTGACGAGGGTATGGCATGCGCAACCCTTAAGAATGTCAAGGTCGTTGCAAATGAGATCGTTCTTCCTGCTCAGGCAACTCTTGCAGTCTCTAGTGGCTTCGGCGCTATCGACCCAGCAACCGCACTAGTTCTCTAAACTGGTGAACCTTCTTGATAAAAGGAACCTCACTGTACTATAATGTACAGTGAGGTTTTTCTTTATAGGAGCTATTAATGAATGTACAAATTACACTTGAAAACAGCAGCCCATTCTGGATGCTTGGTGATCCGCCTAATCTAATCGCACATCTTTCCATGGACAACATGGGTCCTGTTGTTGTGGACTATTCTGAACTAGAAGAAAGGTTTCAGAAACACGTTCTTCTTGCGCTAAGAACTGGTGTGATTAAGACTGATATCTCTTTCGAGTCTCTTCATGAAGCATGTTCTGCTAGTTCAGTAAAGGTTCAACAAGAAACTAAACAAGCTATCAAAGAACAGGAAGACCTTAGTTTTTTTGCCAAGGAAGAGAAAAAGAGAAAGAAAGAGATGGATAGGGTAAGGTTTTTGTTAACAAGAACTGTTAAGGGTTTAAGCAGTGCTCTTGCTAAAGAAAAAGACAGTAGGTTTACTAGGCTTCTTCTTGTAGAAGAGAAAAAGGGCCGAGTACGAAAAACTGTTGTTCAATTACTTGAGAACAAGATACGTGTCATAGAGGCAGCTTTAGTAAGAAAGATTGAAGCTGTAAAGCCAAAGATTAACTACAGAGAAGAGACATCGGTGTATGATGTGATAGAATCAGACGAAGAGATTATTGAGATTTCTTCCGAAACTCTTGCGGCTATAGCATCAGGAGTATGTTAACTGTCAGGTGGTGAATTTATTTGTCTATTTCTTCAATCGTTGATTCTGTTTATCCACCAGCTTCTGGCGTTGGCGTGCCTACTGGTGCGAGTGTTGTTGTTTTGTTTGATCGAGAAATCGATGAAAACAGTATTAAAGACGGATCCTTATTTGTTACCGGAAGAGATAAAGACATTTGGTCTGGACCAGATCTCCAGATTCTACTCAATGCCGAAAGCGCTGGCGAGTCTAGTGAGCTTCTAACATCTCCTGCTTATAAAGGGCTTGTTCAAGGTGACATCACCTTTCAAAGAATTGACCTAGCTAGTGACACAGTGGTCACGACAGAGGATACAATTGGTTCTGGAATCCTCTATAGAACCAAAGTTCTTTTTACACCGTCTGTAAAGTTCAGAGAGTCTACTGAATACGAAGTGTTTCTAGTTGGAGATGACGATCTTACAGATACATTCGATACGGGTGTATCTGATCGTACGGTCTTTGACTCAATTCCCAGTGGCGTGAATACTGGGACAGGTACCTTAACTCCAGACGGAACCTATATTGGAGCACTTGATTCAGACACTTTTAGAATCAATATTTCAACATCTGGTGATCCAGGAACAGCTAAGTTTATTTTTAGCCAAGATAGTGATCCTGAAACTTGGTACGGTCCCTTCAGAACAAGAACCACTAGTGTTCTTCTCTCAGATGGAGTAACTGTTAAGTTTAATGATGGTAGCTTCAATTCTGGAGATATGCACTCCTTTGTTGTAAAGCAGCAGCAGAGGTTCTCAAGCACTCTGTGGTGGAACTTCAAGACTGGTTCCGGGTCTATTGAAACCGTCCCTGACGCCATCTCTACGTCTGTAATAGGCGATCCTGTCGCCACTGTATCTACAGCTTCTACTACCTTCTCGGTAACTAGTACTAGTCCAACTGACGAGTCTACAAATCAAGCACTGCCAGTTGACGACTATGAAGTTACCATTACTTTCGATGATGACATAGATCCTGTGTCTGTAGTCAGTGGTATAGGAGTCTTTGCTTATGGAGAGTCTGTAAGCGGAGATCCATCCGTTACTGCCAGCGGCCTTCTTCTATCTTCTCACAGCGTAGAAGATAACGTACTAACTTTGACAATTACTTCAGGTCAGATGTTCGCTAACAACCTGATCACAATTACAGTAGACGACACAGTTACAAATACGGACGGCATCTCTCTGAGTGCTGACTATGAATTCTGGTTCACAACAGCATACACCCCTCTGTATTGTAATATTCGTCGTGTCAGGCTTATGATTGGTGCATATATTCCAAACGTTAAAGACGACACAATCAATCTTGCAATTCACTTTGCATCTATTGAAGCCGTCGCTTTGACATGGAACACTCTAAACACTGGAGACGATTACTATCAGTTTGCTAGAGGACAATGGACTTGCTGCAAGGCAGCGCAGATTCTTTTGCTTAATGCAAATGCAAGTGATGGAAGATTAAAATCTAAGAAACTTGGAGATCTTGAAGTTACATATGATACATCAAGGGGTGGAGTATCAGAGCCTCTAAAGAGATCTGATGCCTGTCTAGAGAAGTGGGAAGGGGTTCTAATGGCCGGTGGTCGTCAGGTTCAGACTGCTCAGGGTGTTATCAAGGGTCAGCTTGACCCAGATAGGCCACTCATTGGTAGAGGCTGGGGAAGAGACTCTTCCAATGTCCCAGCAGCTAATATGAGAGTAAAGCTTTTTGGATATCGTAGATATGCGAAGGGTTGGTGGAACCGTGGCTAAAGATGATTTCTATGGAACTAAATCTAGCAATACAGACTTCTATGGAGCTACTCAGTCTGAAATCAACATGCGAACTGAATTTCAGTACACACTAGATGGCCGTACTCCTGAAATAGCAAAAGCCCAGCCAGCTCTTTTTAGGAAAATGAGGTTAGACGCTGATGACAATAAGATTTCTTGTGACTGTGTTTCTGCTTTAACTAGGGAGCCAGACAGGGACAGGTTCTGTCCGATATGCTATGGAGAGGGGTATCTTTGGGATGAAACTAGTCTTGACGTCTATAAAACACTAGAGAATTCTGACAGTAGCAATTCTTTACTTGACAAACTTCACTCTCCAGGCTTGATAAAAGTCCCTGTCGTGGTATTCTACATACGGCATTCGATTGAAATTACTGAGAAAGACAAAATAGTCCTTGTTGCATTAGAACTAGATGGCACTGCAAGTTCTCCAACAAGAAGAACTGCAATATTTAGGGTTGGCAAAGCGTGGGACTACAGAGCTGACAACGGTAAGATAGAATACTGGAAAGTCTTTACAAGGGAAGAATCAGTTAAGTATTTAAACAAGCCTAGCTATGCGGAGATATAATGACTGATTTCATTACAAAAACTCTTAGACCTCCGGTAGTTAGCGATAAAGATATACTAGAGCCAATGAAGAAAGTTGTCGTTGTTAATGACTACTTTAATGGCATCATTAATAGAGTAAACAGTGGAATGGGAAAGACAGTATATCCCGCTAAAAGCATTATAGAGGTAATGGAACTAATTCAGAAAGCTATTGCAGATTACCTAGACAGATCTGAAGACATACAAGATGCAAACGTAGTTGTTGGGTATGAGCTTCCAGATACAGATGCGGTTTTTGAAACTATCTCTTTTTCTGTTGTTTCGCGTGAACCGGGCCAATTTGGACAAGGCCCACCAGGCGGCTCAAAAGTTAAGGCAAGAAAAGGCATTTTAAGAGAAGTTGTTGCCGATCCGGATAACCCTGGTTATCAGTTAGCTATCATAGGTTATTGGCATGACAACGTTTTAAGAATGACCTGTTGGGCAAGAACAAACAAAGAGGCAGAGAAAAGAGCATTGTGGCTAGAAGAAGTCATTGAAGAATATATGTGGTTTTTTGAGATTAGTGGCATAAGTAGAATTCTTTATGAAGGTCGAGCCTCTAATGAAAAAATAACAGTAAGTGGAAATACGTTCTATGGAAGGTCCATAGATTACTACGTTAGAACAGAACGGTTAAGAAAACTTAGTGCTAAAACGCTTGAACAAGTTGTTATTAATCTAGGTCTTGCTTAGCAAACTTATAGGAGGCAAATTTCATGTCTTATGAAAATCTACCAGGACAATTCAGTTACCTTATCGACGGAAACCTACAGGTTTCTGCTGTTAGCGATGCGCCAGTTGTTCTAGTCCTTGGAACCGCAGATCGTGGTGACGATGACTTTTACTCTGTCGATAGTGTCAGTGACGCTGTTAACAGATACAGTCGTTCAAACGGTACCCTTGTAAGAGGTTTGTATGAGGCTCTTTCTGGGGGCGCCACCAATCTTCGACTAATGAGAATCGGAGCTTTTTCCGCTAAGCTTGAAACTGTTGGCACAGCCGTTACTATTGAAACCAATAGCAAGGATGCTGGTGCCGGTGACGAGTTCAAGATTTACTGGAATGATACAACTCTTCGCTTGAGGATTTGGAGAACATCTGACGATCTTCTTGTGTACGACAACAACCCAACCTATCCAAATGCAGCTATCGATGAGTACGAAGTTTCCGTAACAGGTACAGCAACGACTGGCACTGGCGACATCGGTACGGAACTAGCACCTATCACTCTAGCTAATGCAGATGGTGTTAGTGGTGCTTCCTATACCGCTGGTGGTGATGGCGTTCTTCTTAGCAGAATGGAGCTTTTTGAGGCCCTTTATCGCACCTATAAACTAGTTGAGAACGAAGATATCGATGTTGTTCTTCCAAAAAACAC